ATGGCAGTATTATCAATTTACTTGGATACGAGGAAGAAAAACTCGTCTGATGTATATCCTGTTAAGTTCAGAATATATCATAATAAGGCTTTTTTTATATCGTCAGGAATGTATTCAAATGTTAATACATGGGATAATGGTGAGTATGGGAAAAAAGAATCCAACTATAAAGTGAAGAATATGGCACTCCGTAGCAAATATAATCTCCTAGAATCAGAATTGCTGTTGCTGGGGGGTAAACTGAAAGGTATGTCCGACAAGCAGCTTAAAGAACACCTTTCTAATATTATTTCATTAAAGCCTGTTACTTCATGTGACTTTTTACGTTATTATGACGAATATATCTCGTTGAAGGATAAGAAGAGCACTAAGGATAATTATATAAATACACGGAAACTGATAGTTGAATTTGATGACGCTCCTACCTTTGAGACAATAGACCGAAAGTGGCTGACATCCTTTAACCAGTTCTTGGTGGATAAAGGATATATGACTAATTATATAGGCACACATTTAAAAAACATCAGGGCTGTCTTTAATTATGCTATTGATGAAGAAGTGACAACTCTTTATCCATTCAGGAAGTTTAAAATCAAGAGGGAACAAACGAGGAAGCGGAGTTTGACGATTGATGAATTGAAATTGTTGAAAAATTATCCATGTGAAGAATATTTGGAGTTTTACCGTGATATCTTTATGCTTATATTTTACTTAATAGGCATCAACCTTGAGGATTTGCTTTTTCTCACTAAAGATAATCTGATGAATGGGCGTATTGAATATTACAGGCACAAAACAGGAAAATTGTTTTCTATAAAAGTGGAGCCAGAGGCACAATCTATACTGGATAAATATAAAGGTGATAGATACTTGCTTAATATTATGGATAACCGTAGTAATTATACTAGTTTTACTACTAGCATTGATAGAGCGTTGAAACAAATAGGTGAGGTTTCTGTTTTGAAAAGGGGAAAAAAGATCAGAAATCCTCTTTTCCCAAAATTGTCCACATATTGGGCGCGCCATTCATGGGCTACATTGGCAGCGGAACTTGATATACCTAAAGAAACTATATCTGCCGGTTTAGGACATGAGATTGGTTCTGATGTTACTAGTATCTATATCAAATTCGATCAGAAGAAGGTGGACGATGCCAATAGGAGAGTGATTGACTATGTGTTTGGAAAAGAAAAAGCCGGGAAATGATGCCCGGCTTATATTGTTGGTTTGAGATACAGATGGGGAGAAGTAATTCTTGCCATCACTCGAAGTATTCATATTGGTCAATAAAGAAATCTTCAATTTGTTTTACCAAATTAGGATTTTCAGTTAAAGCTATATTATTGATAAGCATATAAGCACTCTTTTCTATATTTTCTTTATGGTAAAAGTATTTATCGCTAAAGTAAGTTGCTATAATCCTTGAGTAGACTCTGTATCTTTTGGTACAACATACATCCTCGTTGAATCCATTAGCTCCAATAAAACCAAAAGAAGCTTTAGGATTATTTTGGTAAATTGATAACATGATGTTAATGCATGTGTTTATTATTCTCCTTGGTTCATTTGTATTGGTCATTATCCTATATTTATCTTTTGATAATGAATGGTTCTTCTGATAGAATTTTACAGCATAAATATTGTGTTTGTATTCCTCTACTCGTACAATATATACTAACTTTGATTTTGTTGATTTGAATCTGTACAATAATATATGAAGGAGACCGCTTGAGTCTCCCTTATATTTTTGGATGAAGTAAAATGGATACGCACTTTGAAGCATTATAATAAATATGAATACACAGGTATTCTTCTTTTTTTAAGCTCTTCTTTGGAAACATCAGACAAAACGAACTTCTTACTTGGATTCAGTTGCTTTGAGTCAAGTTTGTTCTTTTTTGAAGAATCAGTTTGTTGCTTTAATCTAATATCGCCCATGATATTTGTATATTATTGATTTGATGATGCAAATATAGTGAGAAAGCAAGAAAGTAACAAATAAACAAAGTCGCAAATCATTAACTGGATATAAATTTAACATAGCTTTCATCTATATGATGTAAATACTGTATCTTTTTTATAGTTACGTGCTCGGAGAATAATTTGCAGTATTCCGAATATTAGGAGTACGATAGTTAGAAAGTCAATCATAATCTTAGATATTTAGTTTGTCCTTTAATTTATAATCACAACTCAATCTTTAATATTTTCAATATTTTTCCTTATTAAATCTTGTGATGGAGAATAAAAGAAATACCAATTTTTACTTTTCTTATCTTGCATAGATACAATGTAAAATTGTTTTTCGTGTTGCTGATACCAATAGATATTATCTCCTGTGTTTGTCATAAATCTATATCTTTCGTTCATACTATTATATGCTTTAAGAAAGTTAGATGATGTATCTGAATGCGTATCAATATATGACACAACAAGGACAAGATGGTTATCTTTAAAAAGATAGTGATGGAATATGTCATTTTCTTTACATATAAGTAAATTATTATCTTCTTTAATAATGTTTTTACATTTATTTTTAATATCTAAGTAGTTGCTGTTAAAGTACAATATTGGAGTTCCACAGAAATTGCTCATTGGGATAATTGTGATAGCGCATTCAGATTTTTTTTCTCCATATGATACTATTAATTTTGTGGTTCCTACCTTACGTCCTTCTATTTCAATTTCACCATTATTGGTGCTTGCATAAGCATAAAAAATATCTTCTACTTTTATATCACACCTATCAAGCTCGACACCTTTTACTTCAATATTTTCAGTAGACTTATACGGAATAGTTATTTCTTTTTTATTTAATGAGATTTCAACATCTTGCCCAGTAATCTCATTAGGAATGTAATCAGGATTAAGCCATTTATTATTTAAAAAAAGTTGAAGTTTTTTTTCAAGTAATGGTTTAAACTCTTTTTCATCATTATATTCTTCAAATAATACTTCTCCTTTTATACTTTCTTTAAATTCTAATAATTTTGTGGCTTGTTGTAAATCATTCGTAGAAGATATGTTTAATTTCTTTCGAAAAAAAATCATAACTTCTTTGCCTGCATTTAAATGTTCATTTATTTCTTCAACACTTCCGCTTATGTTTGTGTCAGTTGGTGAACCTAACTTAGAACCAAATATGCAAATGAGTAAATCACTCTTATTAACAATTTGTTCATTAATTAGTTTTTGCGGATGTTTCCCCGAACTTGGATAGCAACTTATAGACCAATGCAGGGGAAGTAAAACTTTGTGATGTGATTCTGTATTTATATAGTTCCATTCATGAACTACTTCTTTCGCTATTTGCACTTCTTCCTTTATATCGGATGGTGCACCTATCATAATTTTATATACTCTTGCAACGAACATGCCGCTTACTTATTTAATATCTCAATATTATTATCACCAAACACAAACCGAAGAATCTGCTCTTTTTTCTCACTGCCCATTTCTATAGATAAGGTGGCTTTAATCTCTTTTTGTTCTATGTAATCTGTATTATTACACAAATCATTGGACTTGTAGTAATCGAAAAAATTACAATTTAACACCTCGCTAATATTACATAGCAAATCTGTATCAAGACTATGTTTTTGAAATACTGTTTTTTCGATATTTTGTCTTGCAATACCCAGTAATTCAGCAAATTTAGCCTTTGATAATCCTCTTTCATCCACCTTTTTGCGGACTTCTTCTCCAATGTTTAATCTATTGATTTTCATATTCTAAAGTTATTAAAGGTTTTTTATTAGCAGAAATTTGCGTGTAATATCAAAAGTGTTAATAAATCACAATGATGTAATCTAAAAGTATTACTTGTAATATATTTAATTACATTTGCATCATCAATCAATCACGTTGCAAAGATGCAAAACTGATTGATGCAAATAAATAGTATAAACATATTAAAATACACGATTATGAGAACAAGAGAATTTTTACACGAAGTGATGTCGCTGGCATGGCAATTAGTAAAGAGAAACGGTTTCAACATGAGCGAGGCTCTGAAAGTAGCTTGGGCTAACTTGAAGTTGAAAGGTGAGATGAAAAAGAAGATAGTGAAGTTCTACTTCAAAAAAGTGGACGGTTCCGTTCGTGAGGCATACGGTACACTAAATGAAAAGCTGATGCCTGCCATCACTGGTACTGACAACAGAAAAAAGAATGATACCGTCCAGACTTACTATGATACTGAACGCCAAGAATTCAGATGCTTCAAAAAAGCTAATCTGATGTCAATCGCATAAAAGATATGGATATGAATGCTTACACGATTAACCAGCAGTTGGATAGCCTTTATAAAGATTTAGAGGCTGCCCATAACAATGATGAAGAGGCTGTCTGCCTGATGTTCAATGCTGATAGCAAAAAAGAAGCTATCCAGTTGATAACGGATGAGATAGACAATTTGGAAGATGCCTTAAAAGGTTTTGAAACTTGTGAAGATGATGGCATGGATTACGATGCTCTATGCCGGGTACAAGGTATCAGCCGATACGCATAATACACGATTATGCAACGCACGACAGCCCTACGGACGGATTGAACGGCAACCGATAGCGAGAATCGGGTAGGGTACTATTGATTAGTTCTTTGAAATTCTGTAAAAGCAATTACGGTGTAATTCATAAGCCGTTTTTGCCAACCAAAGATAACGAACGCACATAAGCAAGTTGGGGCTTGTGAGCTGTGCAATGTTTAACAATTAATAGATGTGTAACCATAGTCACTGAGGTGTAAGTAATGACGGATTTGGCGACCGACACGCACATCGAAACATATAGCTAACAGAAAGGCGTGATGCTTGGAATCGAATTCCTCTGTTAGCACTAATCTTTAAAAGTATATGGACGAAATTTGGAAAGATATTGAAGGGTACGAAGGATTGTACCAAGTATCAAATTTAGGCAGGGTAAGAAGCCTTGACAGAATCACATTGTATTCATCTGGAAGAAAAGTATTTACACATGGATGCAATTTAAAGTCAAAGTATAACAATGTAGGTTATGTGTATGTATTTTTAATAAAAAACAAAATTAAATCTTTCTTTTTGATTCATAGGTTGGTTGCTCTTGCATTCATACCAAATGTAAGTAACAAGCCCGAAATAGACCACATAAATACCATTCGTGATGATAATCGTGTTTGCAATTTAAAGTGGGTTACGAAGAAAGAAAACAGAAATAACCCTATCACAAGAATATCAAATAAAATATCGAATAAAAAAGCTAAGAGAGAATGGCTTGAAGTTCTTGAGAAGAAAGTAATACAGCTTGATTTAAACGGGAACTTCATAAGGGAGTTCAAAAGTCTTCATGCCATTGAGAGAGAATTTGGCTACAACAGAGCGAACATTGCAAGGTGTTGTAAAGGTGTAAAGAAAACATGTTATGGATTTAAGTGGATGTTTTCAGGTTAGGCGTCCGTACTGTTTTCGACAATATAGCCTGTACTGAACTGAAATAAGGTTCTGTTATTCGATTAGGGTACAGGTACTTATTTAAATTTATACGATTATGAAAACAATCCAATTCGTTTTATCTATATTGGTTAGTATATGTGCTGCCGGTATGCTTTACGGGGCTATTACTACTTACAGTCCTATGAAAATATTCTCTATCACTATAATGAGTGTTATATGTGTAGGGTGTGTGTCGCTCATGAGAATAACTTATAGAGAATTTAAAACAGGCCGCTAAAAGGTAGTCCTATAATCCGGCGCAAGGCGCATGGGGATGAGTGCACAATCACCTTGTAAACCAGCTGGGCGGTAATTTATGAAGTAGCATTGTTGGAATGCGTGTAAGCGATTAATTGTTGGTATTAACTTATATTCTAATTTATATATTCATTTAGCTTACAAGAAGTAGGTTCGACTCCTACCTTTTTAACGACATTTTAAATTTATACGATTATGACAGTGGAAGAATTAAGAGGCATGACGCATGAAGATTTAGTAAGGCGTGTGCAAGAACTGGAAGAGGCTAACGAAAAATTAGCTGAAGAGAAAAAAACATGGTATAAATCTTGGAGTGATTTGCAACAGAAGTTTGATCATTTCAAGAATGCGGTTAAAAGCATTGTTCTGATAATAGATTAGATATTCGTGTTTTATATTGTGTTTGTACTGGGTGTGCCGTCCGTGAGGATAGTGCACCTTTTTTAATCGGATGGTTAGCTTATCGGTTAGAGCTTCGTGCTGTGCAACCAATTGGCACGATTGAGAGGGGTTCGATTCCCTTACCATCCACGAATCATTAATTAAATTTTATTCTTATGGCAAAAGAACTGAAAGAAAGAACAGAAATCAAGAAAAAGCTGAAAAAGAAGAATGACAGAATCAGCTTTGACTTTAGCGACAAGCTTGCCGGACAGCTTCGCAGGTGTACCGCTGATCTTAACAGGTTGGCAAGGATTGACCGGATAATAGACAAGGAGCAAACGTTGTATTCGGTGGACACTAACAGGGAAGCCGGATATATTGAGGTTATCCGCAATTATTAATCAGCCGACTTACACGATTATGAGGAGAGTTTTTAATGAACTTACACCTGAATGCGAGATTACGGCACGAATGTATGCACAAGGGTATGAGAAGAAGGAGATAGCCGATTTGAAATGCAGGGCTGTAAGCACAATAAACAACCAGTTGCAGAAGGCTTTCGAGATTCTTCATGTAAGAAATGGAAGAGAACTGGCGACCATGCTATATGAGCGTTTGGCTGGCATGAAATTCACTATGGATTTCCCACCAATAGCCCGTTCTGTTATCGCCTGTTGTTTATTATGTGTGTTTTCAATTACGTTTTATCAGGATTTCCATTCGGATATGCGTAGGGCAAGACGGATTAGAGAAGAGAAAATAGAATTTCTGAAAGATATGATATGAAAAGAGGAAAGGTTGAATCCGTACAGAAACTTTGGCTTAATAAGGATGAAGCGATGGCTTATTTGGGGTGTAGCGTTGATTACCTTGATAAACTTAGGAATAACGCCCAGGTTTCATTTGCCAAAGATGGAAAAATGATTTGGTACAATTTGGAGTCGATCAATAGATTTTTGAATAGAATGAAAGTAATATAAACCCTTTAAATTTTACGATTATGAGTCTTATTAAAAAATCAAATGAATTAGTAATTCCTACCACTGTAAAGATGATGATTTACGGTCAGGCTGGTATGGGAAAATCAACAGTGGCATTGAGCGCACCGAAACCGTTATTATTGGATTTCGATAATGGCGTTAAGCGTATGAATATGGCGCATTTGGAAAACATAGATACTGTACAGGTCACTTCATGGAGTGATGTTCAACAGGTCTTGCAGGAGGATTTGTCTGTTTATCAGACCATTGTAGTTGATACAATCGGTAAGATGATGGATTTCATCATTACTTATAAATGTGGCAGCCGCCAACCGTCTATCAGGGATTGGGGCGGTATCAATGCGGAGTTTTCATGGATGACACGAATACTCTCGGGGCTTAACAAGCACATCATTTTCGTTGCCCATCGCGACACAAGAAAAGAAGGTGATGATACGGTGTTTATCCCTGCCTTGCGTGAAAAATCCTACAACTCTATCGTTACTGAACTGGATTTGCTCGGTTATCTTGAAATGAAAAGCGAAAGAGGCGTCCAAAGACGTACCATCACTTTTGACCCAACTTCAAGAAATGATGGTAAGAATACTTGCAATCTTCCTTCAGTGATGGAAGTTCCTACCATCCTTGACAAGAATGGTAATCCAACCGCAAAGAACGACTTTATCACCGCCAAGATAATCAATTCGTATTTGGGTATGCTTGCAGCCAAGAAAGAGGCACAGGAAAAGTATGATAAGGTGATAGAGGAAATCAAAGAAAGTATCGAATTTATAACTGATGCCAAGTCTGCTAATGAGTTCGCCTCTCATATTAATGAGTTTGAACACGTAGGTAGTTCTTTGATGATGGCGAGAAGTTTGTTTGCTGCAAAGGTAAAGGCTTTGGGACTGATATTCAATAAGGAAACTAAAATCTACTCAGATGCAGCCTAACTATCGTATATATGCAACATTATTGGATTCTTACTTCAATTACCTTAATAGCGATGTCATATATGAGCGTTATTATGGGTGGAGTGAGAATCCACCATGTACGGAAGAAGAGTTTCGGCAGAAGCAGTTTCAAGAACTGATAGACCGTATTAACCGCAAACCGTTTGATAGTGAAGTGGCAGACAAGGGAACAGCCTTTAATGAGGTTATTGACTGTATGATTGAAAATCGGAAATCCGAAACTGTGCAGGTTGAAAAGGTATATAAGGTAATACGCGAAGGAGCTTGTGACGAAACAGGTAAACCTTTGTATTACGATGAGGTTCAGACCAACGAGGTTATAGGTTTGAAAGCTACCTATAATAATCGTGTTTTTACTTTCCCAATCTCACTTTGCCGAGAGTTTTCCGGTTACTTCAAAGGAGCATTAACCCAACAAAGAGTAGAAGCGATTCTTCCAACCGCATACGGCAATGTTTTGGTTTATGGGGTAATTGACGAGCTGATGCCGGCCAGCGTCCACGACATCAAAACAACCGGAAGCTATACCGTAGGGAAGTTCAAAGACCACCATCAACACCTTGTTTATCCTTATGCTTTGATGCAGAACGGTTCGGATGTACGGACATTTGAGTATAACATTGTAGAGTTCAACAAAGGCGGTTATGTGGTAGATACCTATACGGAAACATACGTTTTCAATCCTGAACGTGATATTCCTATTCTTACTAATCATTGTGAGGAATTTATCCGGTTTTTGGAAGAAAACAGAGAACTTATAACCGATACCAAAATTATATCAAATAATGAGTAGTGAAATTTGGAAGCCTATTAAAGATTATGAAGGTCTTTATGAGGTATCATCTTTAGGCAGAATAAAATCTATGCCTAAAAAATTTATAAGAAACGGAGCTGTAACACATTTTGAAGAAAAGATATTAACGCCTTCTGATAGTCATGGGTATCGTTCTGTTGTTCTAACAAAGAATGACATTCATAAAACGCATAGCGTTCACAGATTGGTGGCTTTAGCTTTCATTCAAAATCCAAATAACTATACTCAAATAAATCATAAAGACGAAAATAAATCCAATAACAGAGTTGAAAATCTTGAATGGTGTACACATTCATACAATATGAATTATGGAACGCTCCAAGAGCGTAAGGGGAAAGCTAATGGTGTGCCAGTCTATCAATATACCAAATCTGGTGACTTCGTTAAGAAATATCCTTCGTTGAAATCAGCAGCGGTAAGTAACGGATTCCAAAGTTCACCTATTCAAAATTGTTGCTGTGGAAGAAGTAAGACTTCGTATGGATTTATATGGAAATATTAATTAAAAGATTTTTGGAGGAGAAAATTAATGGCAAACCAAATAACCGGACGGATAATCGAAATTGGACAAACTGTTCAAATACCATCCAAAAACGGTGGTTCCTCGTTTACAAAACGGGAGTTTATTTTAGATGCTACCACTTACGACCCTTATACGGGAGAGCGTAGCGAGTATGAGAATGTTATTCCCTTAGAGTTTTCAGGCGATAAGTGTGCAGAACTTGACCGCTTTAATCAGGGTGATGTTGTTACTGTATCGTTTGTCTTACAAGGGCGTTCTTGGACGAATCAGGACGGAGAACTCAAACGTATGGCATCTATCCGGTGCTACAAAATAGATGCGCGTGGCGGTGTATCGCAATCCCCACAAGCTACACTGGCACAGCAACCAGTCCAACAGCCAGCGCCACAGTCGACCTATCAGCAACAGCCGCAGAATTTCCCGCCTCCGGTTGATGTTAATGGCAATGTAAAGGACGATTTGCCTTTTTAGCGTATGTTGTTCGACTTGAAGAATGATATGGAAGAGATTTGGAAAACAGTAAAAGGGTATAATGGATATTATCAAGTTTCTAATACAGGTAAAGTTCGGAATCCTAATAAGGTGCTTACTCCAAATGTTGGAGTAAAGAACGGATATGTTTATGTTACTTTGAGAAAAGATAAAAGACTGTTACATCGAATTGTTGCAGAAACTTTTATCCCCAATCCATTTAATAAACCAGAGGTAGACCACATTAATGGAATTAGAACGGATAATAATGTTTGTAATTTAAGGTGGGTAACTCGCACGGAAAACAATAATAATCCTATTACTAAAAGCCGTTTTAGTAAATCTGCTAAAGGTAAAGTTATCAATGCAGAAACTAAAAAACGAATGTCAATGAGCCGAAAAGGGGAAAAACATCCAATGTATAATAAAAAGCATTCAAGTTTTTCTAAAAGAAAGATGTCTATAACTCATTCAATTCCAGTTGTGCAATTTGGATTACAAATGAATTATATAGCTGAATTTGAAAGTGCAAAAGTGGCTTCTCTTGAAACACAAGTTGCTGCATCAAGTATCAATGCTTGTACGCTCGGCAAAAGGAAAACGGCTGGTGGCTATATTTGGAAAAAGAAAAATGATATTTAATTTATCAAATCATTATGAAATACCCAAGTTCAAGGAGTATGTAAACAAGCTGTTTAGTGAACGTGCGGTGGTGGAAGTGAAAAAGAAACTACCTAACCGCACGCTTGCCCAAAACAGCTACTTGCATCTTCTTTTAGGGTATTTCGGTAGTGAGTACGGTTGCAGTCTCGACGAAGCAAAAATTGATTTTTATAAGAGGACTTGCAACCGTGATTTGTTTGAGAGAAAGACGGTCAACAAGAAAGGCAATGAAGTAACCTATTTGCGCAGTTCTGCCGAGCTGACAACAGGTGAAATGACTTTGAGTATTGACCGTTTTCGTAATTGGAGTGCCTCAGTGGCAGGTATCTATCTGCCGGCTGCAAATGAACATCAAATGCTGATATACGCCCAGCAGGAAATACAAAGAAATCAAGAATTTATTTAGTTATGATAGAAACAAGAAAAACAGAAATCAGGTATGTGACATCTGACCCGAAAAAGATGCTCAACATGTACCTTGCAAAACGTGTCCTCAAAACATGGGAGGAGTCTTTCATTGATGAAGATACAGGTGAAACAGTAACCATCGAACGGAATGAAATTCTTTTTGACCGTGGCACGCTGATAGACCAAGACACTTTGGCGAAAATTCGTTTCAGTATGGAAGCTGACGGCATTAAGGAAGTGGAAGTCAGCAACCAGAACCGCTTGGCGTTCGAGAACGAGAACAAATTCTTATATCCCTATCTTGCACAGGCACAAATAGGGGACAAGAAACATAAGTTCCTGCTGTATGCCACCGGATTGGAGAATTCTTGTAGTATCTTGAAAGATTACATCGAACTAAACTATATGTTCGGATTCACCTTGACAATGGTCAAGGAGTTCGATTCTTGCGTGATTCTTACTGACAACTTGAAAGAACGTAAGGTTGACGATGCTTCGCTTGCCTATCTCAAAAATGAAATCACTATGGCAGAATACGTTGACAAAATGGACGATGAGACGGAAGATAGTGACGAAGAATCTAAACCGAATGAAAAGAAATTCTACCAGATTGAGACGAAAATCACATTCACGGATGGGGAGAATGAAGACGAGAGAGTTCAGACTTTTGTCGTGAACACCTTCAACGTTGACAGAGCGATGATGCTTATTACCCACTATCTCAAAAACAAAGAGGAAGAATGTGAGAAACAAGCCAAAGAAAAGGGACATGAGTTCAGAAAGAGGGAAATCCATACAGCCATTGAATCTGCTAAACCTATCCCGGTCGGGCGGTTTATTCCGAAAGAGTTTTCAATGGCTTATATGGAATAACTTTGTTAACCTGCCTGCTCGGTCTGTGAAGATTGGGCAGGTGAATATGGGGCGTTTGGCTGGTGTGACTAATGTAATGCGCAGCATTGTAGAGGAGGGCAGTTCGATTCTGTCACGCCCCTCATAAATGTGAGCCACACATAAATGGCAATGGTTAGTAAATAATGTTTGTGCCCCGGAGAATACGCTTCGGAGCTTTTAATTGGGAAAGATTATGAGAATAGACAAAATTAAGACAGTAGGTCAGCTTAGAAAGGTTATTGAGAATCTTTCCGATGACTACGAAATCGAGATGCGTATCAGACGCAAATTGACGGATGAAGACATAATTAAGTTGCATAAAAAGTACGGTAAGATATATCCTTATCCATACGAAACAAGTTATTCAGAACTTGAATTTGATGATGTAGGTGTGTCTGACAAAGTATTATGCTTGGGAGTTGAACTAAAAGAATAATATGCCGTACTACATAAAACGAACAAAGGCTAAGAAGAAAGACAAGCCTTTACCTCTGTTTGATAAAGCGGGGGTAACAGTGAAAAAGAAGCTGGATTTGAAAGCTAAGCTCGACAAGGAGTTTTCCCTTTTCATCCGGCTTCGTGATTGTATGCCAAACGGGTATTTTAGATGTATCTCGTGCGGACAGATAAAACCGTTTACACAAGCAGACTGCGGGCACTATTTCAGTCGTACACATTTGGCAACACGGTTTGATGAGAATAATTGCCATGCCGAATGCCGACACTGCAACAGGTTCAAAGCCGATCATTTGGAAGGCTATCGGGTGAATCTGATAGCCAAAATCGGGCAACAGAAATTTGACTTGCTGAAAGTGAAAGCTGCTGATACTTCTAAGATGTCAGATTTTGAGTACGAGCAACTAATTAAGTATTACAAAGCACTCAATAAGAAGTTACGAAAGGAGAAAGGTTTATGAGTTATGTATTGCGAGATTACCAACAGAAAGCCTCTGATGCTGCCGTTTCTTTCTTCAACAACAAAACGAAGAAAACAAATGCCATTATGGTGTTACCTACGGGCAGCGGAAAGTCGCTTATCATAGCGGATATAGCCGCAAGGCTTGACGGACATACCTTGGTGTTCCAGCCAAGCAAAGAGATATTGGAGCAAAATTTTAAGAAGCTCTGTTCATACGGTATTCTTGATTGCAGTATCTATTCGGCTTCCTTTAATTCAAAGGAGATAAGCCGGATAACATTTGCCACCATCGGCAGTGTGAAGAATCATCCCGAACTGTTTACCCACTTCAAGAACATCATTGTGGATGAATGTCATCTTGTAAACCCCAAAGAGGGAATGTACAAGGATTTTTTTGATGCAGTGAAGTGTAAGGTTCTTGGACTGACAGCAACGCCATACCGTTTAAGCTCCAGTCGTGATTTCGGCTCCATGCTGAAATTTATCACTCGGACAAAACCTCATGTCTTTTCAGAGGTCATTTATCATGTACAGGTATCAACCCTATTAGATATGGGCTACTTGGCGAAGTTGGATTACTATTCAATGAATCCTTCAGGGTGGAATGAACTTAACTTGAAAGTAAATACTACTGGTGCCGACTATACGGATAGGTCAGTTCAAAAAGAATATGAACGGATAGACTTCTACGGTTATCTCGTTCATATCGTCCAAAGGCTGATGAATCCCAAAGCCGGAGGAAAACGGAAGGGTATTTTGGTCTTTACCCGTTTTTTGAAAGAAGCGGAACGGTTAACGATGTCAATACCCGGTTGCGCTATCGTTTCAGGTGATACTCCTAAGAAAGAACGTGAACATATTCTTGAGGCGTTCAAAGCTGGTGAAATTCCGGTAGTAGCTAATGTGGGTGTACTTACGACTGGCTTTGACTATCCGGAACTTGATACGGTCGTTATGGCACGTCCTACAATGTCACTTGCCATGTGGTATCAGATAGTCGGTCGTGCCATCCGCCCGCATCCTTCTAAAGAATGTGGATGGATTGTGGATTTATGCGGTAACATCAAACGTTTCGGAGAGGTGTCGGATTTACGATTGTTTGATAGCGGTAATGGTAAGTGGGCTGTATTTTCTAACGGAAGGCAATTAACTAACGTGAGATTCTAAGACTATGGACGAAAGATTTTTGAGGCTAAGCCGCAGGTTTTTCTCGAATGAAATGTGGAATGAAGCCCGTACTTTTAGCAGTTGCGAAGCGTGGTTAGACTTAATTCAGTCTGCACGATTTGAGGCAACGCCCCGAAAGGAGAGTATCGGAGGTCGAGAAATCTCTTATTCAAGAGGTCAATATCCTGCATCCATAAGATTTCTGTCACAGCGTTGGAAATGGTCTGAAAAGAAAGTGCGTTCCTTTCTTGTGCATCTTAGAAAGAAAGGTATGATAACTGTTGAGTGCAATCAAGGAATGAACCTTATAACCTTATGTAAATATGAAGAATATAATCCAATGGGCACAACCAAGGACACAAGTAAGGGCACAGGTATTGAAAAGGAAATCAATGAATTAAGACAGGAATGGGCACAACTAAGGGCACAACTTGGGGCACAGTCCATGAACAACAATCTACCGCAATCCGAACTTTTACAAAAATCAGGGCACACAGAGGGCACAAATATAAAGAAAGAAGAAAGAGAGTATATAGATATATCTCTACATCAAAAGAAAGAAAATACTCCTGACGGAGTATCAAAGAAAGACAAGCTTTCTTCGCCCTCCCCCTCTGAAAAGATTGATTACAGCGGATTGATGGAATACTATAATACCACATTCAAAGACAGACTCCAGCAGATAAGATCAATGACTGATGTGAGAAAAAAGGCTGTAAAAGCCCGGATAGCCCAATATGGGAAAGAGTCAGTGAGGAGTGTTTTCAATCTCATTCTTCAATCCCCGTTCCTACTTGGAGCTAATGACCGCAATTGGAAATGCGACTTTGATTGGATTTTCAAACAAGCAAACTTTACTAAAATATTGGAAGGAAACTATAATGGGACAAGACTTAGTAAAAATCAACAGGATAGCGAGCTGCGAAAACGTGATTCAGTTCTTGCAGTCGCTACAACCGTTAGAGAAGCTGCCGCAAAAAAGAGAAAGGAACTTGAAGCAGAGGGCGTTATTGAATAAATATCCCGATCCTGCACAATTCATTCTTGATTACAACCCTGATTTGCAGTTCAAACTTGTCAGATGTAATGCAACCCATTCAGAACTGGCGTTGAATGACAGCATTCCGAGTTTAGGGCTATTGTCTTCTACTTATGGGGATGAAACACCGATAGAATGGCTAAAGATACAATTTGGCTCATTGAATGACTTTGCGGAAGTTTCAACCAAGATAGCGAAAGAGCAACTTTCTGAACTATCGGAGATATTCCTTTCGGAGTATTATTATATAAATGCCGCTGAAATCTGTTTTTTCATAGCACGGTTTAAGTCAGGGAAGTATGGGCGGTTCTACGGTTCAATAGATCCATTGAAAATAACAAGTGCGATGCTGGACTACGTTTCTGAACGTCGGAAAGATATTGAACGGAAAGAGCGTGAACGATACAGAAACCAACGTGAAAAAGAGATAGAGGAGCGTGGAAATAACAGAATCTCTTATGCTGAGTACATTGAAATCAAGCACCGTGCTGATGCAGGAGATGAGGAAGCCAGAAAAATGCTGATGTCACCATGAGAATAACCGTTTACTGGGTAACAAGAAATCCGGATGTTATCGTAAGAATCCGGAAAAAGTTCAATATCCCAAGTTATACTTCCGTGAACTACGAAACAGAATGTGAAATCAAGGATGAAGACTTTTCACTGTTAGAAGAAACAGAACGAAGGGGATTTATTCAAATTAGAAATAAGAATACACGATTATGAAATCATTAAAAGAAATACTAAGGAGTTTAGAAGGTCTGTCCGATATCGAATTGTTCGTGATAGACCTTTTTTGTGGTGCCGGCGGTTTGTCCGAAGGTGTGGAAGAAGCACGATTGGATGGAAATAGATGTGCAAAGGTTGTTTGTTGTGTGAACCATGACAAGAATGCCATCCTTTCACATGATGCCAATATCCCTGATGCACTTCACTTTATTGAGGATATCCGTACACTGGAACTTTCCCCGATAAGCACTATTGTAGAACGTATTCGTCAGTTATACCCTGATGCCATGATAATGCTTCATGCTTCTTTGGAGTGTACCAACTTCTCGAAAGCCAAAGGCGGTCAGCCACGTGATGCTGATAGCCGGACACTGGCTGAACATCTCTTCCGCTACATTGATGTGATAGATCCTGACTACATTCAGATTGAGAATGTGGAAGAGTTTATGAGCTGGGGAGATATGGACGAAAAAGGGAAGCCTATCAGCATGGACAAAGGCAGGCTTTATCAGAAGTGGGTGCGCAATGTCAAGAAGTACGGTTACAACTTTGAGCACCGCATCCTGAACGCTGCCGACTTCGGTGCCTACACCACAAGGAAACGCTTCTTCGGCATCTTTGCTAAAAAGAGCTTGCCGATAGTATTCCCTGAACCGACCCACTGTAAAGGTGGTAGGCAAGATATGTTTTCTAAGCTGGAAAAATGGAAACCCGTCAAGGAAGTTCTTGATTTTTCTGACGAAGGAACTACCATCTTTAGGGAAAAGCCTCTTGCAGAGAAAACGCTTGAACGCATCTATGCCGGACTTATCAAATTTGTAGCAGGTGGGAAAGACGCCTTCCTCGTGAAGTATAATTCTATGAGCCGTACAGGGAAATATAACGCTCCTGGGATTGACGAACCATGTCCGGTGGTAGCCACGCAAGGCAGACTTGGAGTAGCGCAAGTCTGCTTCCTCTCCAAACAGTTCAGCGGACATCCCGAAAGCAAGAATGTGTCTGTAGAAGAACCGGCAGGTGCAATCACCTGCAAAGACCACCATGTTTTTGTCTCTGCTTATTATGGAAATGGACATAATCATTCGGTAGACCTTCCAGTTCCAACGGTCACAACGAAAGACCGGTTTGCATTGGTTGAAAGCAGCTTTCTGGATATGCAATACGGTAACGGTATACCTATGTCAATCAATGTTCCAGCAGGTACGGTAACGACCAATCCGAAGTTCAACATAGTTACTTGTAAGCCATGGATTATGAATACCGCTTTCTCCAATATCGGTAGCAGCATAGATGAACCGTCTCAAACCATTACGGCAAACCGAAAATGGCATTATCTCATGAATCCGCAATTTAATAGTGCGGGTGGCTCTGTTGATAATCCTTGCTTCACTCTTATAGCACGCATGGATAAGATGCCGCCTTATCTGGTAACTACGGAAAGCGGACAAGTAGCAATAGAAATCTACGAGACAGACAGTCCAATGACTCGAAAGATAAAGGAGTTCATGGCTATGTATGGCATAGTGGATATAAAAATGCGTATGCTCCGCATATCGGAACTTAAGCGCATCATGGGATTCCCTGAAAATTATGTCTTGGTTGGTACACAAGCCGACCAAAAGAAATTTATCGGGAATGCGGTTGAGGTTACTCAGGCAAAAAAGAATACCGAGGCTCTTTGCAAAAGGTTAAGAGTATTTAGACTAAATAAATTAAAAGAAGCAGTATAATGAAAGAATATATAGAATTTCTAAAAGACAAGATGGCCATCAGCCATCAGACAGGATTTGAAGTTAAGGCTGATGAACTTACCCCGTCGTTATATCCCCATGTCAAGGATACAGTTCGTTGGGCAATATCCGGTGGATGCCGTGCGATATTCTCCAGCTTTGGTATGCAGAAAACCGTAACCCAGTTGGAGATACTGCGGGTAATCCTGAACTGCACAGGAGGCAAAGGGTTGATAGTTTGCCCCAAGCGTGTAGTAGTGGAGTTCCTGACACAGGCCGAAAAGCATCTGGGCATGAAAGTGACCTATGTACGTACTATGCAGGAGGTGAAGCAATGTCCGACCAATATCATGGTGACAAACTATGAACGTGTCCGTGACGGCGAGGACGGAATAAGAATAGAACCTTCCTACTTTACCGTTACCTCATTGGATGAAGCGAGCGTGTTACGTGGATTCGGAACCAAGACCTATCAGGAGTTTCTTCCTCTGTTTGCAGAAGTTCCGTACAGGTTTGTTGCCACTGCCACACCGTCACCCAACAGATACAAGGAGCTGATACACTATGCCGGCTACCTTGGAGTGATGGATACCGGGCAGGCACTTACAAGGTTCTTCCAGCGTGACAGCACGAAGGCGAACAATCTTACCCTCTATCCCCACAAGGAGAAGGAATTCTGGTTATGGGTAAGTACATGGGCGTTGTTCCTCACCAAACCGTCTGATTTAGGTTATCCCGATACAGGATATGAGTTACCAGAGTTACGGGTACATGAAGAAGTCGTGAGTGTGGATAATTCCACTGCCGGAGCCGACCGTGACGGGCAGGTGAAAATGTTCCGTGAGGCTGCTCTCGGTCTGGCTGATGCTGCAAAGGAACGCCGGGACAACATGCAGGAAAAGATTGCCCGTGTGGTGGAGATAATCAATCGCCCGGAAAACAAGGATGACCATTTCCTTTTATGGCACGACTTGGAGGCTGAACGTGAGGCACTCTGCAAGGCAATTCCCGGATGTAAGGCTGTGTATGGCTCGCAAGATGATAAGGAAGCGGATAAGGTAATAGCAGATTTCAAGGACGGCCGTCTGAAGTATCTGGCCGCAAAACCGGAGATGCTGGGTGAGGGTCTGAACTTCCAGTACCACTGCCACAAGGCAATCATGTTCATCGACTACCGTTTTAATGACAAGTTCCAGGCGATAGCCCGTATCTATCGGTTTATGCAGCAGCATCCCGTAGACCTTTACTTGGTGTATGCCGAAAGCGAAAGTGAAATATTCAAATCATTCATGCAGAAGTGGGCGCAGCACCGCCAGATGGTAGCCAAGATGACCGATATAGTCCGCAAGAACGGTTTGTTTGGTTTGCAGGCAGAGGAAAAGATGATGCGCTGGATGTTCGCCAGTCGGGAAGAGAAGTCCGGCAAACTGTGGAAAGCTATCAATAATGACAATGTACTTGAATGTCAGAAGATGGAAGATAATTCGGTAGACCTGATTGTAACCAGTATCCCGTTCTCCAACCACTACGAATATACGCCTACCTATAATGATTTCGGGCATAATGAAGACAACGGCAAGTTCTTTGAGCAGATGGACTATCTCACCCCGGAGCTTATGCGTATTTTAAAGCCCGGCCGGTTGGCCTGCATCCATGTAAAGGACCGTGTACTGTTCGGCAACGCTACGGGTGACGGTATGCCCACCATCGACCCGTTCAGCGAAATGACAGTGTTCCATTATCTGAAGCACGGATTCCGCTACATGGGGCGTATTACAGTGGATACGGATGTAGTAAGGGAGAACAACCAGACTTATCGGCTTGGATATACAGAAATGTGTAAGGACGGTTCAAAGATGGGTATCGGTTGCCCGGAATATGTTCTTCTCTTCCGAAAGTTGCCTTCTGATACCTCACGAGCCTATGCTGATTTGCCGGTGACAAAGAATAAGAGTGAATACTCGCTTGCCCGTTGGCAGATAGATGCCCATGCAAGTTGGAAATCATCAGGTAACTCTCTATTGAGCTATGAGGACATGAAAGGAGCCGGAATAGACAAGATACGCCATCTGTTCAGGAACTACGAACGCGAGCATATATATAACTACGAAGAACATGTATCATTCGCAGAGGAATTGGAAGCTTACGGAAAGCTGCCTAAAACGTTTATGGCTGTCGATCCGGTAAGCAAGAAACCCTGGATATGGGATGATGTCACCCGTATGCGCACGCTCAATACCAAGCAGTCACAGAAGAAAAGGCAGAACCACATCTGCCCTTTACAGCTCGATATCGTTGAAAGACTGATTGAACGGTACTCAAACAAGGGTGAGTTGGTGTTTGACCCCTTCGGAGGTATCAGCACAGTGCCTTATTGCGCCATCAGGTTAGGGCGTAAAGGATTATCCACCGAACTGAATTACGACTATTGGAAGGACAGTCTTTCATATCTATATGAAGCGGAAATGGAAGTGAGTGCGCCCACATTGTTTGACTTGATAAATGTAGGATAAAAAAGAATGGAGAGCAGGTATCGAACCTGCACCTCCACAATGAGTGGCATTCTTTCCACTTAAACTACTCCATTCTCTACTCCACTCAAATTGGAAAATCCCCAAATTCAGTTGAGTTGCAAATTCAACAAGGCTTTCCTTTCGGCATAGCCTAAATGAGATAATTCCCAAATTGAGTTTAAAGCCTATTTTTTCTTTAACTATTGTCGGCTTTTTATTCTGAGATTTTTTGAAAATTTTTGAAATACGTTTTGAAATCAGCCGACAACAAAATGTCGGTATTATTTTCATAATTGTATTTGTTTAAAATTGAACAATAATTAAAGTGTAACAAGGATTTGAACCTTTAACGCTAACGCGTACCATTTAGCTACTTGGCGCAAATATAATAATAAAAAGGAATAATATGAAAGTAATAACACTGCTGGGCACTTAGTCCCAGCTGATTTTCAATTGTTTATAATTTAGTTCTTTGACATTTTTGTAATCGCAATCGGTAAGTATCTCTCTTACAGGTGTTTTATCCAGTAGAGAAAAGCTCAAAATTTGTAGAATTTCGTAGATTGGACGGTTGACTTTCAATTTGTAAGCAACAATGGCAACCAGACAGTATGTTATGATGGCACAGTACACTTGTGTCTTGACTGCATTCATCGTAGTTCCCCAAAAAGATTTTACTTTCAAGTGTTGCTTTATCCATTTGAAAAATAGTTCCACCTGCCAACGGTTCTTGTATAGCAAAGCTATTTCCTCTGCTGAGAGTTCCATGTTGTTGGTGATGAACACAAATTCTCTGTCCAGTTCTTCATCGTAGTATTTAACCCGCCGGAGTTTGTTCGGATATGCTTTGAGCGATTTATACGTTTCAAGCATTCCAATCTGGTCACATTTTATTCCGGTTGTTTTATCAACTTCACAGGAATACATTCTACGGAATCTCATATTATTCTTTGCACGTGTAACGAAGTAAGCACCACAGGTGTGAAGCTTATGCAAACGGGTGAAGTCAACATATCCTTTATCCATGATATAGAAACTTCCCTTTTCATAACTCAACTCATCCAGCATGTTTACGTCATGTACTTTGGCATTGGTTACCAGTACGATTGTCGGTATGGAAGTCTTTACATCATACAAGGTATGAAGTTTGATGCCCCCTTTGTGTTTCCTAAATTCTGCCCACCAAAAAACATTCAGACAAAGGTCTATGGTGGAGGAATCAAAGGCATAAACATTACTGTCAACTTTCACCTCGAAGTCATTTTTGTTGTAGTTATTACGGGCTTCCGCAATCAGGGTATAAGCAAATTCTTCGTAGATACGATAATCTCTATTCCGGTTTGCTTTCCCCAGATTGGTACGGCTAACTGTTGCACCGAATCCCAAGTGATAGTACTTGTTCTTGTGTGCCTCAAGGCTGAGCATAAGGTCACGCATACTGTCTCGGGCGGTCAGTTGTCCGAAGATCATGCACAGCATCTGATTCCAACAGGTGAATGTTCTGATTTTCTTATTCCCAGAATACTTCTCTACCAAACGATCAAAGACACGACGGGGAAGAAAATCTGTAAGTTGGGCGAAGATATATTTGCCTTGATTCATTGTTTTTAGCTTTTGGGCAAAGCTAAAATAACTTTTCAATTCAAATCGTCACGCCCCAAAAAGACACATAACTATGCGATTATCAAAGATTTCAAAGAACGATGTTTAATTTAAAGTGCCCACTAGTGAAGTAATAACCATAAAACAGCCGTGGGCTTCTTTGATAGTCCACGGTATTAAAGACATCGAAAATCGAACTTGGCCGTGTCCTGATAAATATATTGGGCAGAGGGTACTGATTCATGCAAGCTTAAAGCCTGACAGAGAACCTTACATGATATTCAATGATGTTCAAGCTGATGCGATAGATAATTGTATTATGGATGTGTGTGGGTATTATAAACAGACTGGCGCAATCATTGGCAGTGTGGAAATAGTAGGTTGTTCTATTAATCATCCTTCTATCTGGGCTGAGAAAGGCTGCTGGAATTGGGTGCTGAAGAATGCGGTTCTGTTTGATAAGCCTATTGAGAATGTGAAAGGGAAATTAGGATTTTGGGAATATGAATAAATGATATGTCAGAGATGTTCTTTAGCATTGGCTTTTAGTGATAACACGTTTCTTTTGGATTTTATATGAATTCTAATATGTAAGAAGAGTGTTTTGATTTATTTATATTAGTTCTTATCTTTGTAGAAAAATATTATTATGAAAAAGAACCTAATATATAAGATAATTTTTTGGCTTGTACTTTTTATTTCTTCTTATACAGTTTTAGGGATAGAATTAAATCTTTTACCTTTAATGCCATCTCACTTTTCTGAAGCTATAGTAGAAAAAATAAATCGGACTTTATTATCATTGGCTTATAGTATTATAGCAGCATATATTTTTTATTTTGTAACAGTTGTAGTTCCATTATGGATTCAAATAGGTAAGTCTAAAAGAATTTTATCTTATGAAGTCTATTTCTTCCTGGAGGATTTATATATTTTGATTAATCAAATTCTGTATGTCTATAAAATAGATAAAAATATTGACGATTTAGAAGAAAAGGATTTATTATGTATAAATGGTACAGTTAAAAATCATATAGAAGGAGGATATGATATTCAAACCTATTGGAATTCAATTTGGCATAAAGGAAAGAAATATACTGGTTTGGGGAATATGTCTTTTATTTATCCAGATGACATTTTAAAAAAACTCTCCGAAATTCCTAAAAGAATAGAGAAAATACGCTTGGTAAATCCAAATTTCTTTGTAGATATGGAATTTGCTCAATTATTGTCATTTATAGAGACTAATAAATTGAGATATTATTATAAACCAGTAGAAGAGCTTAAGACTAACATGCCTATTCCTTTTGTATATGCAAACTCTGCTGAAGAATTATATAAATTAATAATTGGGTATAGATTATTGAATAAAACTGGTTATCATAAATGTTATAGAAACACTTATAATGTTATCGAATTATACAATAAAGAAGAATTGGATAGAAGGAGGAGTGATTCATTTAAATATTGGGATGAACATATTGTTACGATATTAGAAAAAGAAAATAGTTTTCATCCTTTTATTATGATAAATTCCAACATAAGAGATTCGGTAATTATAGCCAACGAATTGGGATATCAGTGGTTGGAGTATGATAAGTGGAACAATATACAAGAATCTAATAGGTGTGTTATAATAATTACAGATGGAATTCCTTCTAAGGTTATAAATCAATTTTGCAGAAGAAATAAAGGTAAGCGAATTATAATATTGTTGTATCCTAGTTTGTTCTATAGTACAGGAGATAAAAAATATAATCAAGGTATACAAACTTCTTTTAAAAAGTATTCAATATATTATCGTTCATCCAGGAAAATAGGATTTATAGAATTAAGTAAAAAATATCCTATGCATAGCACGTTGCAAACAATAAGAACAATGATTATAAACATAATAAGAGGATGTAATATATAATACAGACAGCCTTTGTCAGTGCTTTGTGAATACCCGGTAACTGCTTTGTGGTGGTTATCGGGTATTTTATTGCCAACCAATTAATACCAAAATATCATGAGCTTAAACGAATTAAGAAATAAAGCCTACCGTAACGCAGTAACGCACGGTTTCCACGATAAGGAACTGAGTAATGAACACTGCTTTTGCCTTATCATCAGCGAGCTTATGGAAGCAGTGGAAGCGGACCGAAAAGGGAAACATGCCGACAGGGAATCTTTCAAGTCTTCTTATGAGGATGAAGAACCGCACGATGATGTCAATTTCAAGTATTGTTTTGAAAAATATATCAAAGATACGATTTCAGACGAACTAAGCGATGCAGTTATACGCTTGCTTGACCTTGCAGGACTTCGAGGGATAAGCCTTGAACTTGCCAACGGAGATATTGATGACTGTATTGAAGATATGGCAGAAGCCTATAAAGACGAAACTTTCACCGAATCAATCTATTCCATCTCTACACTTCCTATTAGATATGACGGAATATTTGATTTTTCTATTACTGTGAATGATATGATACTGTCAATTTTTGGACTTGCCAAACATCTTGACATAGATTTGCTTTGGCATATCGAACAGAAGATAAGATACAATGAATTAAGACCTATGTTGAACGGGAAAAAGTATTGAATATGAAAACAATATTATTTACAATTATATGTATTATCGCCCTATTATGGGTTGGAGATCTCACAATTACATTTAAGCCGTTTTCTATATCACTTCCCGGTTGGTATAAGCCTGTAGGTATCCTTCTATTTTTTCTGTCAATGGCAGTATATACCACAGGGGATTATACCAAAGGGTATAAACAAGGTTTCGATGATGGAGTAAAGGAATGTATTGAAATACTTAAAAAGAAAAATCCATGAGCAAACTATATAAAGTAATCATTTTCGGGGAATCATTCTTAATCGGGTGGTTCCCTTTTTCTTCACACTGGTACAACAAGCTAAAGATAATCAAATGATAGTACGCCATTTTATAAGAGTTCCGGTTGGAAGTATAGTCTATTGCAACAATCAGCCGGTTAAAATACTGGAGAAAGGATACGCCCTTGCTCTATGCGAAGTCAACGGAAAACGGGTATATATCACCTGCTATGATTTGGAAAAGAAACCATTCGTCAGCACGAATGGGGAAGAATGAAAAAGAGCCAACCCACGCACGACCATGAATCAGCTCTTCCTTACACGATTATGATGCAAATATACTATTTACTTTTAAAATAATCGTGTTATGGAACTGGATTTTAACAAAATAATTCGTCTTAAAAAGATTCGTATTGAGAAGTCTGAACTTTCGGAAGAAGAAAACGCTTTGACTGAACCGGTTTTAAAAGACAAGAGCCTTATCCATGAAATCTATAAAATATTTGTTGAAGTGCTGAATGAAAGAGGATGTCCCCCAAACATTGATAGTGTGACCCAGAGAAAGAAATTCATCTTTATTATCCTGTACCTATTTTCCCCAAGTTCACTTGCCGGAGGAAAAATGACTGCAGGGCTACGTGAGGAGATGTCAAGGGTATTGGGTGTTCAGTCCAAGAGTACAATTTCCGACAATTGTGCTGATGTCGTGTTTCTGTATCAGAATTATGGGGACTTTAGTGGAGATATAGAGTATCTTTACACCGAAATCGTAAATCGGTTAAGAATTAAAGGGCTAATCAATTAACAAAGCGATAAGAATTACTTACCGCTTTGTTTTTTTAACTCAATTTTGAGCCATCGAATTATAATTATTCATATATTTACGATGCTTTTCTGCACAAAATTCTTTGTGTTATGTGTATAACTCCGTTTTTAAGCATACATAAAGGTTGATATATTAGTATTAACTTTAAAAAAGGAGGTTTTATGTCTGATGATAAAGACTATTATGAAAAAGAAGAACGAAGAATAGTGAAAAATGCCACAGAAAAAGGAGTACCTTTTGAAACAGCTGCAATCATTAGCAGAAATATAAGGCAGGAGGGATTAAGAGATTATGAATATCTTCAAATGCTCAAAGGTAAATTGAGTGATGAAATTAATCGTAAAAAGTAAATCAACAGGCCGGAGTTCAGTGCTCCGGCTCAATTTTATACAACTAACAGAATTAATATTCTAATAAAAAAGTAGAGAGATATTATAATTCCTACCCCTATAATACTTTTTGTTACCCAGTCATGTTTAAATACATCATACTTAAACATTCCACCAGGTACAAATTCGTGGGCTACATATTTTGCTTTCCAATACCCAATGCCAATAAACGTCATTCCTAATCCAAGTCCTAAAACATATCTTCTTTCAATAAATTGTATATCAAATATCATTGCTGCTGCGGAAAGAAGGATGCCACATAAAAGTACTAATTTCCACCAATAATCGACTTTAAATAATTGTCCTAAATCCATAATTCTATCTTTATTTATAGTATTCTTTTCCTTGTATATTTTCATGGTCCGGCATACGTGGTTCTCCGTCAAAATGGATTTTACCTCCGCAATGGGGGCAGACGATAACGTTTTCTTCCTCTTCCTTATCTTCCCCTATCAGTGTTGTAATAGACACATTGAGAGCATCAGCTATTTTTAGAAGATTATCCAATGAGGGGGATGATTTTCCAGTCACGATATTGCTAACTGCAACCTTTGAAATGCCAACCTTTTCCGCAAGCCAAGCGGAAGTGACGTTTCGCTCGCTCATTATTTCTTTTATTCTCAAATCCATAAACTATACTTTATTTCAATTACTCCGCAAAGTAACGCAAACTTTATCAAATAACCTAATTAGGATAAAGTTTGCTTTATTAAATAATGTTAAGTAATAAATAAAACTTTATCAAACTTGTTGTGTTTAATAAAGTTTGCTTTATCTTTGCATCATCAGAAACGAAGTAATAACAATTAAAACATATAAGATATGAAAGCAACAGAATTTAAGAAAGGTCAATCAGTAGTCGTAACTACTAAAAATGGTAAGGTAGAAGGTACTATTTCAGGTGTTGATATGAATGTTTGCACTTTTGAAGTTGAATACTCTGTGGATTACCTAAAAGAGGGCAAAACATGGACTATGATTTGTGTGCCTGCAAGAGCGATAGAATTAGCATAAGTTTAATCAGCAGGGCGAAAGCCCTGCGCAATATAGAAGAATATGAAAGAAAATATATTTTTAAAAGCAGTTATAGAAAAACCGTTATTGAATAATGAACCAGAGGTTTTACACCTTTTCGTTCAAATTATCAATGAAATCACTTCTTGTATGTCAGAAGACGAGTTAAAGGGCTGTATGAACTCTTTAACAGTACAATACCCTTACTTTAAACTGTTTTTCGATTATGGTTTCGGACATAATCATATGTGGGTGAAAGCATCAGGTTCTTTAGAAAGATTGATATTGGTTGAGTTCTAATCCGGTAGCTTTCGAGCTACCACAATATACACGATTATGAAAGCTGATTTAGTTTTAGTTATCAGCCCTGAAGCCCCATTGATGAAGCAACTGGGCAAAGTGTTGGGTAAGATGGTAACCCCTTATGACTTCTCTACCATAGAGAGGGGTGAAAAGTACATCATCATACAGCATGATGAAACTGGGCTTGTAGTGGCTTATACGAGTGAAGAAAGATTGAATGCTAAATTTTAAATGTTGGATTATTATGGGTGAAATAGCAGATAGTTTAATTAACGGTGAATTTGATTGCATCACAGGTGAATATTTAGGTGAAGCGGTTGGCTATCCAAGAACGCTTGCTTATGGCAGACATGAATACATGCCACCAGTTGAAAAGAAGCCTACCAGCAAGGCGAATGTCTGTATAATTAACATGTGTAAGGACAGAGGTTTCAGTAACCGTGAAAAGATTGAATTAGTAGCCAAATTCTTGTATAGCAAAGGTTATAAACAATTGCCTAACCTATCCCATCAGTATAAAATCATTCACAGCCAGTACAAGAATGATTTTAAAAAGTTTTTGGTTGAACAAGTAAAGCAAAGAAAGGATGAATAATATCTTCACAATATGCTATTCAGAAGAAGAAGCAAATGAAATAGGCCACTTCATTTTGAGTAGAGGATACGAGGGTATTCAAAATGATAGCTATAGATATTGCCGTGAAGCGATTTGGTGGGCTTTCAAACAAGCTAAAAGGCATCATTTAAATTGCATCTACGTTGGCGTTGCAGGTTGCCAAATGACTGTATCAAAATCAAAGCGAGGTCTTAGACGAAACGGTCTTAAATACATAGAGAAAAGGCGAATGTTTTACAAATTACTAAGTAAGTATTGATAAATGATTATGAACTCAATTAACGACGAAAGAGGTTGCAGCGTATGCCAACCCGGTAAAGAGAATTACACTACCTACACAACGAAGTTAGGCAGAAAGAGAGTGAGAATGTACCAGTACGACTACCGTACTGAAAGTGGTGAACTCTTTGCTTGTTGTGCGCCTACCTTAGAGGCGTGTAGAGAAAGACGGGACAAATGGCTTAGTTTACGACAATAAACCGATTGTCGTGTATAACGATTGAAGATATTTCGTTATCTTTGGTTGTGGTTGTACCTTTGGGGTACAACCTTTTATGGTATAATTTTTTATAACGATATAGTAATATGAAGATTAGTTATAATGGGCAAGAGATAGAAGCGTATTCGCTTGTAATGACAAAAGAAAATGCCTTGGCTATTTTAAATGGCAAAAAAGACATAGAAACACGTATGCTTAGTACAAAATACGAAAAAATGTTCACGGATTTTGCGCAAGTTGACGAGAATGAGAAATTAAGAAAATCGGGGCATGAAGATGAATGCAAGCCTGTCTTAAGAACTGATATAGAGGCTATCCATTTTTATAGTACTGGTGCACCATGGACACTTGATGTTGCCATTGATGAAATTGGTATAGGTGAAGTAACAGAAAAAGGTATAAAATTCATGCACGATGAATTTGATTTTCACGATTTTGATGAACAATTAAAAGAGTTCAAGAAGAATCCACCGAAAGAGCTACCATTATTTTACTATTTACATATTTGTGAAATCATAAGTCATTCAGGTTTGAAATAATATAAGCCATTTCGGTGGCTTTGTTTGTTGGTAAAAAGATTGTTTAATTAAAAAATTAAGATTATGCCAGAAACGTATGCAACGGATGCAAGTGGTCGAAAGTATCGTACTCGAAAAGATTATGAAGCAGGTCGTTTTCAGTCTACCGGTAGAAATGCAGCTCAAAGAGCAAGAATTAACCGCCGTATAGGAGGCAGAGTTGTCTAATGAAGAAAGCGATAGATATAATTAAAGCTGTCGCAAAGAAGACTGACAGGGTTATATTGTTTCACTCGGCATCGGGCAAGGACAGTATAGCCCTTTTAGACCTAATATCACCTTATTTCAAAGAGATCGTTTGCGTCTATATGTATGTCGTTAAAGACTTATCTCACATTAATCGGTATATAAATTACGCTTGTAAGAAGTACCCTAATATGAAATATATTCAAATTCCGCACTTTGCTCTTTATTCATACAGGCGCATTGGATATATGGGATGTGTCAGAAATGAGAAGCAAAAGTTGTACAATATGGCTCAACTTACCGATATAGTAAGGGAGAAATATAATATTGAATGGGCTTTCTTTGGTTTCAAGCAATCTGATTCGATGAATCGACGTTTAATGTTACGCACATACGATATGAATGGAATCAATGAAGCACAAAAGAAGTGCTATCCATTATCGGAATATCGGAATAAAGATGTATTGGAGTACATTAGTCGAAAAAGTCTAATCAACCCCGAATCATACGGAGGGAAACATCAGTCATCTGGTACTGACATAACAGATATTAATTACTTGTTATTTCTTCGTTATAAATATCCATGTGATTTAAAAAAAGTTATAAATGAATATCCATTGGTAGAACGGAAATTGTTTGAATATGACTATGAAAGAGTTAAAACAAAGTGAAACAAGGGTTATAAAACGCTTCCAAATAAACCTTAATCCGATTAATCCTAAAAGGCATTCGGACGAGAAGGTAAAACTGCAAAAGAAAAATTTGCAGAAAGTTGGTTTTCTTGGTGGTATTGTATGGAATGAGAAATCAGGAAATCTGATTGACGGGCATCGGAGAATTAAAGCAATGGATTTGTATTACAAATATGATGGTACTCCAAGCACTGATTATGACGTAAAGGTAGAGGTTGTGAATTTAGATGATAAAGTTGAAAAGGAACAGCTTACATATATGGCAGTAGGGAACACAAAACCTGATATAGACCTTATAGCTGGTTATATCTCTGATATAGATTATACGGATGTTGGATTGGATATTGGAGAACTCAACGATATTCTTTCTATAAATACAGCTATTCCTCCTTTGTCTGATTCTTTGGATGATTTATTATCCTCTGTATCATCGTTTGATGAAATAGAAACTCAGCCTACGGATGAAAAAACATACGAGGAGAAAAAAGAACACATGAAAGCTGTTAAGCAGCAAGTAAGAGATTCGGCAATAGAAAGACAACAAAACGAGGAGGCGTATATAATGCTGTCGTTTTCTTCTTATGAAGCTAAGGAAGATTTTTGCGATTTGCTTGGTATTAGTACAGATGACAAGTTCGCTAAAGGAGAAGATGTATTGAAAATGATTAAGTGACGAAAGTAACAGATACGTGCGCCCGTGTGCAAGAATATGGGAAAGAAACCAAAAATAGAAGATTTTAGGAAGATTCTCCGTAAATCCGGTGGGAATCTGACTAAGGTGGCCGCTATTTTCAAAGTGGCTCGGAAAACTATATACCAATGGGCGAAAGACGATGTGGAGTTTAAGGATGCTATATCGGATGAGCGTGGGGCTTTAGTTGACGAATGCTTGGTTTCTGCCCGTGTCCTAGCATTGGGTATTCCCGAAAAGGATGAAAAAGGAAATTTTATTGGTTGGCGTGAACGTCCAGATGGTTATATGATTCGTTATTTGCTTTCTACATTAGGAAGAAAAGAAGGGTTTGGTGAAGAGTCAGAAGACGCTGATATTCCAACAGACATAGAGCATGGCATCAACATTGATTCCTGGATTAAAAACAAGCTGAAATGATAGTACCCCAAGAAATATATCATCCACTATACACCGATACGGAGAAATTCATTATCCTTATCACCGGTGGGCGTGGTTCGGGTAAATCTTTCAACGCTTCCACTTTCATTGAGCGGTTGACCTTTGAAATGACACTGGCAGAGAAGATAGTTCATCAGATTCTCTACACCCGTTACACTATGGTTTCTGCCGGTATGTCTATCATCCCCGAAATGATGGAGAAGATAGAGCTGGACGGAACTACCAAATACTTCAAGACCACCAAGACGGATATAGTCAACAAGATGACGAAAAGCCGTATTATGTTCCGGGGTATCAAGACTTCTTCCGGAAACCAGACAGCAAAACTGAAATCCATTCAAGGCATTACGACTTTTGTCTGCGATGAAGCGGAAGAGTGGACAAGCGAAGATGAGTTCGACAAGATAATGCTCTCCATTCGCAAAAAGGGTATTCAGAACCGGATTATCATTATAATGAACCCATGCGATTCCAATCACTTCATCTACAAGAAATACATTGAGAAAACTCACAAGCTGGTAGAGATTGACGGTGTGCAGGTTCAGATTTCCACTCATCCGAATGTGCTCCATATCCATACTACGTATTTTGATAACTTGGATAACCTTTCTCCTGAGTTCCTGAAAGAGGTGGAAGATATGAAGGTGAGTAATCCTGAAAAGTATGCTCATGTGGTTATCGGCCGGTGGGCTGACGTTGCAGAAGGTGCTGTGTTCAAGAAGTGGGGAATTGTTGACGAGTTCCCGGCTTGGGCAAAGAAAATTGCTTTCGGGCAAGACTTCGGTTATACGCATGACCCGTCTGCTTCCATTCGTTGTGGTATC